ATAGACTATGGTGATGGCAATAGGTATGGATATTTATTTGATAGTGCAAACGATGGAGGTTCAGCAGGTGATTCAAGAGGTTTAAACTCAATATCAAGGATTGCATCAAATATTAAATACATACAAAAGAATAGCACGATTAATACTTACACTGGAAGTTCTTCTGGTTCACTATCATCAAAAGATTTTTATTTTGGAAGGGGGCAGCAGGGAGCAGAATTTCAAAGAGAGAATGCTTTTGGTTTTGTTGGAGATGGTTTAACAAGTGCTAACCTATCTGATTTATATATCGCAGTTCAAGCATTTCAAACATCATTAAGTAGACAAGTTTAAATAAATAAATTATGGCAAATATTACACCAGTACAAGTATGGTACAAAGGAGAGCAACACAATGCAAATATCTTTACCCTTTTTTCTAAGGGTGACAATCTTTTAGATTCAGCATATTTTCAATACCAATTAATTGAGGAAATTGTTGTTGATGAACAAACAACTTCACAAACATTATTGATTGGCGAACTATCTATCAATGGTGAGGATTATGCTTTGTGGGATGCAGAGATAGATGCGAATGCTTGGATTTACAATTGGGCAGCAAGTAAGTTAAACCTAACAATTATATAAAAATGGCAAAACAAATCTCACCCGTCAATGTATGGGTAAATGGCGAAAGCAAATCAGCAGAGTATTTTCAAGTAACCTGCATCAATGACAATTACGAATCAAGTGCCACAAATTATTGGCAGTTGTTCACAAAGGTTGTAGATGCTGAAGGCGTTGAATCTCAAGGCGAGCAAGTTGCTCAAGGTAATCTCGTTATCCATGGGGCAGAATACGTTGAGTGGGGAGATATCCCTGCAATGAGTGTAAATGCTTGGATTTACAATTGGAGTGCGGAGAAACTAAATTTAGTAATTTTACCATAAATTAAATACTATGACACTTATTGAATTGAAAGCAGCAGCCTATGATATTTTGAGTAATCTTGAGTATTTGCAAAAGCAACTCCAAGAGGTTAACCAAAAGATTGCAGAAGAACTCCAAAAAGAGAAAAACGAGAATGGATAGCAAATCTATTGGAATGTGTGTAGCGACTATACTGATTAAGGTTTGGGCAGATATTGCTCTCTCCGAGGTCGGTGTGGTTGTTGCTATTTTAGCAGGAATCTCAACGATAGTATACAACGTTTACCGAATGTATAAAGAAATAAAATCTTGAGGCAGTTCTTCACAGAAGAAAGCAACAGACTAAGCATGAAAAGATTCTGTGCCTTTATTGGTACATTATCTCTTTGTGCGACAATGATTGCTAAACCTAATGATACATCAATCTTTGCAGTTACGTTCATCGTATCTTCAGCACTTGGGTTCTCCTCTGCTGAGAAAATATTTAGAAAATGAGGTACTTTCTTTTCATCCTACTTTTTATATCCTGCAATCCTGTGAAGCAGGTTTTGCGTGACCAAAACAAACTTGAGCAGGTTGCGAAGGTTGTAATTGCTGGGGGATGGTGTGCGAATGATACTACCTTTATTGTTAAGTCAGATACCTTGATTGAGGTTGATACGATAATAAACGTAGATATTCAAATTGATACCCAAAAAGTAAACGAATTTGTTTATATCACCAAATGGAAAACAAGGGACATCGTTAAGTCTACTACTATACACGATACATTAAAGTCATACATTGTTGACAATGCTCGTGTGAGGTTATTGCAGACCGATTCAGCACGTTTAAGCAATGAGGTAATAACTTGGGAAGGTAAGGCAAAGAGAAGGCAATTATGGATATTTGGATTGATAGGTTTATGGTTTTTAATTAGATACCTAAGAGATAGAATATTATGAAACTAAACAAAGAAGGTGCTGACTTAATAAAGGAATTTGAGGGTTGTAAGTTAAAGTCCTATCAGTGTAGTGCTAAAAAGTGGACAATTGGATTCGGCAATACGTTCTACGAAGATGGTTCACCAGTTATGCCAGGTCATGCTATCACTCAAGAAAAGGCAAACCAATTGTTTGAAATCATAGCGAATGACTTTTCTGCTAAGGTTGCAAAATTAGTAACGGCAAACGTTAGTGAGAACCAATTCGGAGCGTTAGTATCATTTTCTTACAATTGTGGTGTAAATAATCTTCAAAAGTCAACACTACTTAAAAAAGTTAATGCAAATCCTAATGATACAAGCATAAAGGCCGAGTTCGCAAAGTGGAACAAGGCAGGTGGCAAGGTTCTTGCAGGTCTTACTCGTAGGAGGGAAGCAGAGTCAAACCTTTATTTCAAGTGAAAAAAGTAAATATTGCAAGAGAATATCGTGATAAGTATGGATGGGATATGCCTACCCTAAAACTTGCAAGATTGATGTATAGTGAAAATCCTTTACTATTTACAGATGTTGAACATGCAAGACATAAATTAAGAGCAATTGAGAATAAGTCAGGCAAAGATTCAATCTATAAAACGAATAAAATGATGCCAAACAGACCAAAAAATCCTTACAATCTTCCTGCATCTGATGAGGCAATTTACGAACCTTATCACATAAAAGCGAAGCGTTTATTGGTATTATCCGATATTCACATTCCTTACCATAATATTGAGTCATTGACTTGTGCATTTGATTATGCAAAAAATGAAAAACCAGATGCAATCCTTTTAAATGGTGATACACTTGATTTCTTTGGTTTGTCACGATTTGCTAAAGACCCAAAGGCAAGGTCATTTGCACATGAATTAAAGACCTTTAAAGAGTTTATGGATGTGCTGAAAAGTACATTTGATGCCAAGATTTACTTTAAGATTGGCAATCACGAGGAAAGGTACTTCCATTTTCTTTGGATGAAAGCACATGAGATTGTCGGAGTTGAGGAGTTTGAACTTGAAAATATCATCAAGTCAAGAGCAGAGGGAATTGAGATAATTAAGGACAAGCGCATAATGAAAGCAGGTGATCTTAATATAATTCATGGTCACGAGTTTGGTGGATCAGTATTCAGTCCTGTAAACATTGCCAGGGGATTGTTTTTAAGGGGCAAGGTAAGTGCTATGCAAGGCCATAATCACCAGACCTCAGAGCATACGGAAAGAGATATGAATGGGCGCATCACAACCACATTCTCAGTTGCCTGCCTTTGTGAATTGCATCCGGCCTATCTCCCCATTAACAAATGGAATCATGGATTTGCCATTGTTGATATTGATGGACAAGAATTTGAAGTAAGAAATAAGAGAATACATAACGGCAAAGTTTTGTAATATGGAAGATGATCTTGTTTTAGGTGATGAACAAGAGGTTGAGGAGATTATAGAGGAAATATCATACACAGAATACATATCAGCATCAGTTGAGGTTTTGACGATGCTTGAGAGTGCAAACCCTATGACAAAAAGTGAAGTAAAAAGGGTAGAAAGTTTAAGAAAGATGTGCTTTGAGATGCTTGAATTTTCGGTAAAATCCATGCACGAAACTTTGTTTTGTAGTTAGTTTTTTGGTTGTTTTTTCCCCCCTTCATGTCTATGAGGGGGTTTTTTCATATTATTAAAAAAAATATATATCTATTTTGTGTTTTGTATGTATTAAGTATATATCTTTGCTTTATAAACAAAAACAAATAGCAATGAAAGAAATTAGAGAACTAAGAAAACAAAAGGGTTTAACCCAAGAAAAGTTGGCATCACTTAGTGGTGTTACAACAGTTACGGTGAACAGAGCAGAAAACTCTGGTAAGATGAGGCAATCAACTTATATCAAATTGGTCAACACATTAAACCAACTCCAAGATGCTATATCTATGCCTGTTGCTTCTGGCTTGTAGTTTAGTGGGGATAGTGATGATTAATTATGACAAGAGTAATGTACAAAAAATGGTACAACGCAGAACCTTATATCAAATCCCGTCAGCGTTCTGGGATGAGTACAACTCACTCACACTTGACATCTACTATATGTCAAAAGGAAGTGCAGAAGCCATCAGATACAAGATTGAGGATTTTGAGTACAAGTATAGCCAAACTGTTGACCAAATGGTTTACAACGATAAAATGGCAGAGATACTTAGGTGCTACCAAACAAAGCAAGAATTTTTAAACAATAAAACAAAGCAAAATGGGACTAACTAACAGTCAAGGCGGATCAAAAGTGTTTTTAAGCATCAGTAACGGAAAACTCGTGAGGAGTTTCAAAGAAAAGACAGAAGGTGCGGTTTCTCGCATCAACAAAGCAGGTCGCGAAGTCTATGAGATGTTCTATGACTCTCTTGAGGGAACAATTAAAGAAGTCGGCACAAAGGAAAGTGACTATGGCAAGTTCTTGGT